CAAGTGGGACGCGATGCAGGAGGAGATGCAGAAGCTGGACGTCCGGATCAAGGCGGTCCTGGACACCGAGAAGCGCGCCAAGGAAGCCGACGACGCGTTCGACGCGCTGTCCGGCCGCAAGCCCGCTGAGGGCCAGGCCGCCCGCACCGCCGGCGGGTCCAAGATGCTGGACGAGGTCCGCAAGTGGGCGCGCGGAGACGAGGGCGCCGGACGTGCCCTGGAGATCCGCCGCGCACCCGAGCTCGGCCCGATCAACTACCGCGTCCTGACTGCTGGGACGGGCGGTTCCGCTAGCAGTATCGTGCCGATCGATTTCTACGACATGCTCATCGCACACCTGATCGAAGTTTCGGGTGTCATGCAGTGCGGACCGACCGTGCTCAACACCGGAGGCGGCGAGACGCTGCAGGTGCCGAAGACGACCGCGCACTCCACCGCGGCCTCCGCGGCCCAGGCAGGCACGCTCCCGACGTCGGACCCGACGTTCGGCATGCAGCCGTTGTCGGCCTTCAAGTACGGCATCATGCTCCAGGTCGCCCGCGAGCTCATTGACGACACGGCCGTCGATCTCCTCGGGTACCTGGCCATGCAGGCGGGACGCGCGCTGGGCAATGCCTTCGGCAACGACCTGGTCAACGGGACTGGCACCGGCCAGCCGGCCGGCCTGGTCAGCACCGCGACGGTCGGCGTGACCGGCTCGGTGACCGGCGTGGCCGGCGCGCCCAGCTACGCCAACCTGGTCGACCTGGAGTACAGCGTAATAGCTCCATACCGACAATCAAGGTCGTGTTACTGGCTGGCCGCGGACAAGACCATCGGCGGGTTCAGGAAAATTACCGACACGGTCGGCAGGCCGATCTGGGAACCGTCCGCGGTCCTCGGGTCTCCCGACCTGCTGCTCGGCAAGCCCCTGGTCGCCGACCCGTTCATGCCCGCCATGGCGACCGGGTCCAAGTCCATCGCGTTCGGCGACTTCAGCCAGTACTTCGTGAGGCTGGTGGGAGGCGTGAGGTTCGAGCGTTCGGACGACTTCGCCTTCGGTTCGGACCTTGTGACCTTCCGTGCTATACTTAGAGGAGATGGTACCCTCGTGGACCGCACGGGCGCGATCAAGATGTACCAGGGCGCAGCTACCTGACCTGCGGAAATGCGGCTACGCATGCAGGCGTCACCGGCAAGCCCAGGCTCTGGCTGCAGGACGATGAGCGCATGCTGTAACCGCACTACTTCCACGGAACGTCACAAGGTTTGTTACACGATGAGTAGCTGGTATACTGGGAGAACGGACGGTAAGCCCACCGCCCGCTCTCAGCCAGGACCCTGTATAGGAGGGTGCCAGCTATGCCAGAGACTACGCGCACGTGCTCATTCGAGGGTTGCGAGAAACCTCGCTACTCACGGGATTACTGCACAGCGCACTACCGGCAGGCTCTCAACGGCAAGCCGCTCAAGCCGCTCCGGCCGTATGTCAGGCGCGGACCTGAATGCCTCGCGGACGGATGCACGGCTAAACCGCATTCGCACGGATACTGCAAGGTCCACTGGCAGCGGCTGTCCCGTTACGGCCGCCTGGAGCGCGTCAAGACGCAGTACGAGCCAGGGACGACTTGCTCCGTCGATGGCTGCGAGTCCCCCGTGAAGGCCGCAGGGTACTGCGACGTGCACTACATGCGCGTCCGGCGCAACGGAGAGCCCGGCACAGCAGCTTCCCAGGCAGGACTGCGACGCCGGAGCCAGTACGAGGGACTGGAGTGCGCGGTCGAAGGATGCACCAGGCCGGTAAAGTGCCTGACCTGGTGCAATATGCACTACCAGCGTTGGAAGCGCACCGGAGACCCGGCCGGGAAGTGGGGCGCTAACCCGCGGCAGAGCCAGGGATACACCACATCAGACGGCTATCGGATGGCACCCGACCGGCGAAACGGCCGTCCTGTCCTTGAGCACCGGCTGGTCATGGAGCAGGTGATCGGCCGCCCGCTGCACCGGCACGAGGAGCCGCACCACAAGAACGGCATCCGGGACGACAACGATCCGGGGAACCTGGAACTCTGGGTGAAGTGGCGTCAGCCGAACGGCCAGCGGCTGTCCGACCTGATCGAGTTCGTCGTGACGTACTACCCCGACGAGGTACGAACCGCTCTGGAGGCGACGTAGCAAGCAGCCCCGGCCCGCGCAGCGAGTGGCCGCCCGCGCGGGCCGGGGAGCCAGGAAAGCGAGGCTAGCATGCGCTCGGTCACGATGATCGTCAACCTGTCCGGCGGCGGCCCGGGCGGCCGGGACTGGCGGGACTTCCCGGCCGGGGCGTCGCTGGACGTGGAGGACTGGGAAGCCGAGGACCTGATCCGGATCGGGCTCGCCGTCGCCGGTCCGGAGGGGGGCGAGGGCGCTTCCGCCGCGCCCGAGCCCGAGGCGGAGGCCCCGGCCGCTGAGTCCGAGCCCGGGGCCGGGGCACCCGCCGAGCCGGCCGAGTATGAAGACGGCACGGGCGTCTCCCCGCTGGCCGAGGTGTCTGTGCTGGCCGAGACTTCCGGGACCGCGGCGGGGGCAACGGACTTCGAGCCAGAACCCCCGGCGCCCGCACCCGAGCCGGAGCCAGCGCCGCCGGAGCCGGAGCAGCTGCCGGACGAGGCGCCCGTGTCCCCGGAACCTCCCACCGATGGGAACAACCCGGAGCCGCCTCCGCTGGCCCCGGCGCCGCACCAGAACAAGCAAGCCTGGATCGACTGGGCGATCAGCCAGGGCGCCGATCCGGATACCGCTCACAACATGACCAAGGCCGACCTGATGTCCCGTTACGGTGGTCGGCTCTAGACTGTCCAATAAGAGGGATTGCCCGCGGCCTACGGGAGCCGGGCTCCGAGATAGGAGCCCATCATGGCTGACAGCACCCAGGTCCCCGGCTACGACCGGACCCTGGCCAACCGCGAGCCCCCGGGCCGGTCCGGTACCGGCAGCGGCGGCGACCTCGTCACCAGCGAGCCCGGCCAGTACCCGCCGGTCGCGCCGGGCGACACCACGATCTTCGGCGGGCCGCTGCCCACCGGGACCGGCGCGCCTGGCACCGCCGGAGGCGACTACGGCGGCCCCGACACCAGCCAGGCCGGCCAGCTGGGCGACAGCTTCACCGGGCTGTCCCGGGACGACATCACCGATACGGGCGCGCCCGGTACTGATGGCGCGGACATCCCGGCTGGGGCCGGCCCGGACACGGTGAAGTTCACCCGGCCCGGGTCCTACCTGTCCGGCAGCTACGCCCAGGACACGGTCCGCGGCAAGGTCGATGGCCCGGCCGAGTGGACCGAGGCCAACTCCGGCGGCTACGGGACAGACGGGCCGAAGCTGCCCGGGATGAAGGAACCGACCCCGGACGGCGGCCCGTTCCAGCCGGGTTCCGGCGGCCGGGTCATGCGCGGCGGCCGGGCCGTCCGCGGCTGAGCCGTGCCGTTCAGCTCGGGCACCGTGGAGATCGGCGATACCGCCTCGCCGATCTGCCCGGTCGGCCGGGGCCGCACGGTCAAGGTGAAGAACCTGGACAACAGCACGACCGTGTACGTCGGCGGCCCGGACGTGACCACGGACGGCGACGGCGCAGGTTACCCGCTGGACGGCCGGGAATCCGAGACGTTCAGCGCCCCGCTGCCGCGTGAGTCGGTCGTCATCCCGGCCCCGGCCGACGACATGGCCCCGGACGTGCTGTACGGGCGCACTGAGCGGGGCAAGGCCAGGGTCGCCTGGATCTCGGCGTAGGAGGAGCGATGCAGGACCTCAGCAGTCTCGCTGATAACTCTATAACTGCCACGTCACAAGCAGCGGGTAATATGACCAGCTCGAACCGGCAGGCGATGACCGCGCCGGGCACCCAGCCGGTCACTCCGCTGCCGCCCGCCCGGGACCAGGACAGCCCCGACCTGACCATGACCGCGGAGATCCCGCCGGGCACGTCCGGTAAGCCGCAGGCCAGCAAGCAGGCCGGGGAACCGAACCCGCCGCACCCGGCCTGCTT